GGCACGCATTACCAGTCTTTTTGAGGAAGCTTATCAGGCAAATCCTTTGTATGCCACAAAGATTCTTTTCTATGCAAGAGATATTCGTGGTGATGAAGAGACTCAGGGTCTTGGAGAGAGACGTGTATTTAGAATTATTCTGAAATACTGCGCTCTGCACCATCCTGAAGCAATCCGTCCTAATCTTGATTTGATTGGCGTATATGGTCGTTACGATGACCTGTATGAACTGATTGGTACTCCGCTCGAAAAGGAAATGTGGACTGCTATGAAAAAGCAGTTTGAAGAAGACCTTGAAAATATGGCTAAAGGGAATGCAATCTCTCTTCTGGCTAAATGGATTAAGACAGCAGACGCTTCTTCTCCTAAAACCAGAGCGCTTGGTAAGCTGACTGCACAGAAACTTGGTTATGATGTGTATAACTTTAAGCGCATCGTGCGTGCAATGCGTAAGCAGATTGGTATTGTTGAGTCTCTTATGTCCACTGGTCGTTGGGATGAGATTAAGTATTCTGAAGTCCCTTCCAGAGCAATGCTTATTTACAGAAATGCTTTTAGAAAGCATGATGAGGAGCGTTTTAGTCAGTTCGCACAGAAAGCTGTTACTGGAGAAGAGAAAATCAATTCTGGCACGCTTTATCCATACGACTTGATTGAAAAGGGAATCAAAGGAATTTGGGATTGGCGTTGGCATCTTACAGGAACAGAAAATAATATAGTTCAAGCACAGTGGGATCAGCTTCCTAATTATGTAGAGCCGGGTACTAACGCAATTGTAATGGCTGATACATCTGGAAGTATGAATGGACGTCCTATTATGACAGCACTTGGACTTGCAATTTATTTTGCTCAGAGAAATACTGGTGCATATCATAATTTATTTATGACTTTTAGTTGCCGTCCTGAATATCAAGAGATTAAGGGAAAAACGCTTGCTCAAATTTTTAGCAATCTAAATTATCGTGGTTGGCAAATGAATACAGATTGTGAAGCGGCTTTTAATCTGATTCTTGATACTGCTATTAAGAATCAAGTGTCTGCGGAAGAAATGCCGAAAAGTTTAATTATCATTTCTGATATGGAATTTGATGAATGTGGTAATAGGCGGTGGGATTTTTATAGTAATATGCGTGCAAAGTTCGCTCAGTATGGTTATGAAATTCCTACTATCGTTTATTGGAATTGCGAATCGAGACATGATGTATTTCACGCAGATAAAAACAGAAAGGGAGTTATTTTAGTTTCTGGATCAAGTACAGGTACATTTAGAAATTTGATTGGAGCAGTTGGCAAAAGCCCTCTTGATTTTATGATGGATATTATAGACTCAAAGAGGTATGAGCCAATTACAATTGAATAAATGCCTTCCAAGAATGATATAAAAATTGGTGATTTATATGGAAGACTAAAAGTTATTAGTCTTCCATATAAAAAAGGCAAAAACTGGTATGCAAAATGTAAATGTACTTGTGGAAATGTTATAGAAATTCAAATAGGAAATTTATTTAGAGGACATACACGTTCTTGTGGCTGTTTGTTAACAGAGCGCAAGAAATTTAATACTTATGATTTAACAGGGGATTATGGTATTGGGTATACCAATAATATAGATTTTACTGATCCTGAACATAAAAGAAATTATTATTATTTTGACTTAGAAGATTACGATAAAATTAAAGATTATTATTGGCTTTTTGACAAAAATGGATATCTTTATACAAGAAGCACTCCGGGTCGTAAAAATTTAACAATGCATCGATTAATAATGAGCTGTCCAACAGGGTTAGAAATTGATCACATAAAACATCATAATTTTGATAATCGTAAAAAAGAATTAAGAATATGCACCCATTTGCAAAACATGCAAAATAAAAATATAAAAAACAAATCTTCTGAAGTACAAGGCGTTTATTATGATAAAACAAATAAAAAATGGGTGGCTTTTTTAACTGTTCAAAAAGAATATAAATTATTGAAATCATTCAAAACTTTTGAAGAAGCAGTTGCCGCTCGTAAAGAGGCAGAAGATAAATATTTCGGTGAATTTTCTTATGATAATAGCATGAAATTAAAAACTTCATGAGATTATAGTGGATACAGACACTTAAAACCTGTATCATAAGCGCCGATGGACGCTATATATTCCATTCATTTGTCCTGAGAAAGGACACGTTTACTTTTGAGTAGGCATAGAATACTGAGACAAAAGTAAATGAATGCGTCATGATCGTGACGCATGCACAGCAATCGCACACAAGATTAGGGAACGTGAGCGTGTAGGGTGATTGAAAAACTATCACACTCAAAGATATTCGCAAGGATATTGAGCACACGCAATTCAAAGGAACTGGTACCTGTATTGGTTCGCCGTATACTCGGCTTTAATCGAGTCAAATACTCGGTTAAAAAACAGGAACTGAAACCTGTATAATAAATACAATGGGGATATAGTTGCCGTCTTCAGATTACCCCGTAACGGAAATGAGCTTTGCACATCACACGTATCTAGCCCGTGTACGACCCAGTGGTGTGCATTATTTAAAAGGTGCTACAAAACAATTATAAATTATATGAATTTGACATTGAGAGTCTATATAATAAATAAGGTAAGAGTAGTAGTTAAATGGAGTTTGATGAACAGCCTTTTTATAATAACTTCTTTAAGTAATGTGATATAGAGAAGTTAATAAGGCGCTTTGATGGAATAGGCAGACATAGCGGACTTTTACCCTGATAACATTAACATTATGGAGCGTTATAATAGAAATATTATAAATGAAGGTGGCTAAAACGGCGAATAATCAGGGAAACGCCGTGCTAAATTAAATAGGAAATAATCGTTCTTGTTCGTTTATTTTAAAAGAGGGATGCCGATTAAAATTTGACGCACACTGGCTGAAAACAACGGAAGTAAATATAAGTGCGTTTATGTTATACTTGACGCCTGAATCCTATTTATAAATGTGTAGAGACTATATACCACCTACCTAAGTCAGATTCTTAAAGGTAGCGTAGGACTCGTAATCATTCGAGGGTAGCGTGATAATAACACTAATTCCTTGTATTAATCTGATAAGGTAATGACATAGTCCAGACTACAACATCATTTAGATGGCTATGGTAACATAGAGTAGTAAGAAAATCCGCTGAGAATTAATCTCGTGAGGGTTCAAGTCCCTCAAGCGCCACTGTAAAACAGAGATGAACGGAAAGCATGACTGTTTTATATCTAAAATATGCACTTGCATCTATATGATGTATAAAACTTTCCTCAATTGAACCATCTATACAGGTTGTAAGATTTAAGGCTTAGTATGGAGAGCATTATTTCTGAGTTTGAGTATAGAGAATTTATCCATATTTCATTGGTGGGACGCTAACAGCAACTTATAACAGAACTGATCTTGAAAATCCGTATTCTATTATAAGCGTCCTGTATTACAATTAAATATGCCGACCTAGCTCAATGGTAGAGCACGATAAAACGGATTATGTTCGTAATCCTAACAGCAAACATTTTTTCCACTTGTAATGGCGTTGTTATTGGTTCAAATCCAATGGTCGGCTCTTTGGGATTCGCACAGCAAAAAAAATCGGATAAACAAAAATTCTGCAAAAATTTGAGTGAATGGGTTCAAATCCCTAATAACGAATCCTGTTTTGTAATTATAGTAGTGTCATGAATTATTTAAAAACGAAAAACATAAAACAAAACACTCGAAAAAGGTAAAACAAATGAAAATTAATTGGTTAGATGAGTCGTTATTGACTTATGAAGAAGCAATGGAATTGTTAAGTCATTCGCATAAGAAGCGTCTGGAAATGGAAGATAAAAACAAGTGGGATGCTTATGTAAATGATTTCACGTTCTGGATGTTCATTAACGACACTTACTGCTATATGCTCGATGAAGTTAAAAAAGAAGTTGGAGATATTCATTATAGATATTTTTCTTATCCAAAAATTAAGGAAGTAATTGATTGGGAAATATTCCCAGACAGACAAGGCAATACACTTGCAAAAGATGTTTTAAAGCAAGAAAGAAAAGAAAACATTTGGGAAATTGTAGAAGATTGGTGGGAAGTTATATTTAAAATATTATATTTTTATTAATTTAGGTCATGTGAAATCCTCTATAAATAGATTGGGACGCTTACAGCAAAAAAATTTTTTATGGCTTAGACTTTTAATCTAATTTTACCAGAAAAAAGCGTCCTGTTTAAAAGAAGTTAAGTTGTGCACAACTATTAAAAAGTACGGCTTTAGTGTTAGCGGATAGCACGGTGGTCTCCAAAACCACAAGGCAGAGTTCGAATCTCTGGGGTCGTGTTTAATACAGGAAAATTAATGGACGCATTAGTTATAATGTATTAACGCTTATCAGGAATTTCGCTAAGGGTTCCAGATATTTCGATAATCTGGTGGTAGGGTGGAAATTTCAGAGTCGGGAACGGAGTAGCTAACCGTTAACAGGCGATTGAGAACGATAAGTAGTGGATGAGAAATAGTTTAGTGGATAGAACGGCTCATTAGAGTTGGCGTAGGTTCGAGTCCTGCTTTCTCACTCAGAATTCACAAGTGCACATGTGATTTCTGACATTCATCAAAGAGTATCACCAAGGGATTGAAGCATAAAATAGTGAGGTGGTGGTGCAGTGAGGCTAGCTGTGGACAGGTGAAATGATATGATGAATGTTCGCACTATGGTGTAAAGGTAGCATACTTCCGGTATTAGGAAGAGGTCTGCGTTCAATTCGTAGTGGTGCAATTGTGTCAAGGATAGCTTAATTGGTAGAGCGGTAGAGGATTGATCAAACTCTACGTCACATTGATGATAACTCATAAGTCAAGCCTAATCAGCTTGGAAATTGAGGGTGCGGATTCGAGTTCCGCTCCTTGGCGTTAGAGGAATATGGTATAAGCGGTGTACAACGCAAATTTTACTGTGAGTAGCTATTCCCAAAGCAGACATATTCATAACTCTATATTACATAATGCGCATTTGTAATATTAAAAGGGGATATAGTCCAATGGCAGAACAGGTGGCTGTTAACCACCATATGGGAGTTCAATTCTCTCTATCCCCGTTTGACATCTGAAGAGAGTGTCGGTGTAAGTCCGTGTGATGCCGTCTCACCAAAATCCAATATAGAGACGTACCTCTTAAAAAAACTTAGAACGGTTTAGTGGATGTGGCTGTTCGATACTCGTGGCAGTTTTGTTGTAAGGGTGTTTTTCAAGCGAGTTTAATATTAATACGCTCCTGTAGCTCAGCTGGTTTAGAGCACTTGACTTTTAATCAAGATGTCAGGGATTCGAATTCCCTCAGGAGCACTAAAAGGAGGTATTACTATGTTAAATCCACTTTCTTTACAACTTGATCAAACATGTACCGGAAAGCAAATTAATGACTGGTGTCACTATCAAATTGAGAATAATGGATCGCATTATAAGGATGCGGTCAGGCTTCTGAAGAAAAATTTTAAAGATGATAGAACATATTATAAAACTATTAAAGCAAAAACTGCTGGATGTGGCGAAGCTGATGTAATTGAATTTAGATTGGTCGGTAAACCGCGCATTCTTTGGTGATTAAAAGTTATAATAAAGGCAAGGTAACTTGCAATTAAATAAGGCACCTTCGTATAATGGTTAGTATATAGCCCTTTCAAGGCTAAGATGCAGAGTTCAATTCTCGCAGGTGCTGTTTTTATATTGGGGATTACTTCAACGGTTAGAAGGGTGGTCTTATAAACCACTAATAGGAGTTCGACTCTCCTATCCCCTACTAAATTCTATCTCGCAACTAGATAGAATTCTCAAAAACACAAATAATAATAAAGTTGCTGAAAATTGTGTGATTGGGAGCATCCTCTGTGATGGGTGGTACACATACGGATTGCGTAAGAAAGGATTAAAAGCCCCTTATTGCGTCTGGTCTCGCAGGTTCAAATCCTGTCAGGGGGGGCTAAGGGAAGTTGGCAGATACGGTTATTGCGATGGACTGAAAATCCATAGGAGTTGGGTCGGCACCAACACTTCCCACTAACTTTAAACAAAATAATTTAAAAAAGGAGACTAAAATTATGGCAGAACTTAATTTATCCCCACCTTGGGTGGCGTATTACAGAAAATTATCTAATAGCAAAGAAGGTGAGGAATAGTGTATGAATGTTTTCATTGTTTAGCCAGAGCAGTGATCTGGAACGCAGATTTTAGTTTTGAAGACTATGGAGAAGAGGGTGAAGGAATTTATTAAATTTATCATTGTACGAATTGCGGTGCTGAGATTATTTATAGAATTCCTTTTGATAATGAAGATGAAAGGGGTGAGGTTTAATGGGAGATGTACAATTGTTTAATGCAGATTGTTTTGATATTTTTCCATCTATTCCAGATGAGAGTATCGATATGATCTTATGCGATCCCCCTTATTAACGGTACAACAAAAAATAAATGGGACACAATATTAGATTTAAATAAGATGTGGCAAGAATGTGAAAGGATAATTAAACCAAGAGGAGGATGTCTTTTCTTTTCTCAGCAACCTTTTACATCAAAATTGGTTATGTCTAATCCTAAATTATTTAAATATGAATGGATTTGGGAAAAACCGATGGCTACAGGATTTCTTAATTCTAAACATGCGCCTATGAAATGTCATGAAAATATTTGTGTATTTTCTAAAGGGGCGGCGGCTCCGGTCAAAGATTTAAATCGAGCAATGTATTATTATCCACAAATGGGTAAAGGTGATCCATATGTTAGGATACGTGGTAGCAGAGATAAAAAAACATATGGCAATTTTGGTGAAAATACCACAGTATCAGATGGTACTAGATATCCAAGAGATGTATTTATATTTAAACATCCAAAAGATAAAGTACATCCAACGGCAAAACCTGTTGATTTACTTGAATATTTGATTAAAACATATACATTAGAGGGTGAAACGGTTCTTGACTTTTGTATGGGTGCGGGAAGTTGCGGAATTGCCGCTATAAATACTAATAGAAATTTTATTGGTATTGAATTAGAAAAAAAATATTTTGATATTGCGGAAGACAGAATAAACGGGGCGAAATTGATGCTTGACAAATGAAAATTAAATATATAGAATATAGACAGATGTTAAGAGATAACTAACTTTTCTCTTAATGTACTCTATAGAAAGGAAGTAGATCATATGGAATTGATTCGGTGCACACACTGTAATCATTCCTATTCATTACAAGGTAAGGGGGTAAAAACATGGTGGGACGATAGCGGTTCATGTAGTGTTAAATTATGCATGTGCCCAAAATGTAAACAAATAAATATAATTAAATATGAAACCTATTGGATAGAAGATATTAACAATGATAAAAGATTATTTTAAGGAGATGATTATTATGCCATGTGAAGGAACACCTATGAAAATTTCAGAAATGCATATTATGGATGCGAGTACAGGAAAAGTAATTGCTGATTGGTCTAATTGTATTGGATCACTTATTTGTCAGCCAGTCTTTCATACAATCAATAGAGTGCCAGAAATTATTGATGTAAAGGTCATTAATGATAAAGTAATTATTGTTACTTTTATTGATGGCACTCAGACCAAGGCAGTTTGCGATAAAGACGATACATTCAATCTGGAAGTTGGCATTGGAATTTGTATTACCAAACGTCTTATGAGTAATGATGAACAGACTGGTAATTCAATGTTTAATAAAACAATTAGAAATGCTCTTAAAGTAATGAAGCGGAATGAGCAGTTGAAAAAGGCTTGTAAAGAGGCTGAAGAAGAAGAGAAACGAATTGCAGATAAAATTAAACGCAAGAAAGAAAAGCGTGCAGAGAAGCACAGACAGAAAAAGATTCAGATGATGGCAGATGCAATCCTGCTTGCTGAAAAAAAGAAAGAAGTAAATGGAGTTGTAAATCTATAATTAAAAGGAGAAAAAATTTATGGCAGAAACAAGAGACACACATCTTAGACAGGCAAACACAAAGGCAACAGCAGTAGGACTTCTGACTGATAAGAAGCTTGAGATTAAGACAGACCCCAAGACAGGTGAAAAGCACATTGAGGGTACTGTTACTGTAAAAACCAGTGACAAAAATTTTGTGACATTTACCGTATATTCCAAAGAGAAAAAGAACGATAAAACAGATAACAAGGCATACGCCGGACTGGTTACTGTAATGAATGAATTTAAATCTGTGGCTGATGTTGGGGATGACGATGCAGATTATATTCGTGTTAATGGTCAGTTGAATCCTTATAGAGGACAGAATGGTAATGAAATTATTGGATATCGTGGTAGTTTCTTTAATAGAATTCGTAATGTAGAAAATCTTGTACCTGATGCTTCGTTTGAAGTAGAAATGTTTATTCAGAGTATTGTCCCTGAAATGGGTAAAGATGCGGACGGTGAAATGAGTGAAACGGGAAGACTGAAAATTTCAGGTTGGGTGCCAACATATAATGGAATTGAGCCTGTTGATCTGATTGTTCCTGAAGAACTGGCTGATGCTTGTGATAATACATACGAATCCGGTCAGACGGTTGAGTTTTATGGCGATATTGTTAATAACAGTATTGAAGAGATTATTGAGAAGCCTGTTGCTTTTGGTAAGCCTAAAAGGGAAGTACGCAGAAGTTTTGTTAATGAACTGATTGTTACTGGTGGTTCTAGTCCTTACGAGGGTGACGAAGAAACTGACAAAGATCACGTTCCTTATGACAGAGACGCAATTAATGCGGCAATTACTGAAAGAAATATTGCGATTGAAGAAGCAAAGAACAAGGCTAAGAACAGCGGTGCAAATACTGGTGTTGGTAGAAAAGCTATGCCTAGTGGAAAAGCACATGGACGTACATTGGCAATAGATATGTAATTACATAATACACATTTGTCCCTAATAATGTATGTTATTGGGGACAAATAATAATAAATAAGGAGAAATAATTTATGGCTGTAACAGTAGATATTTTTAATCCACAAGTTAGTACAATGGCAAAAGGACTTGAAGGTAAGGTTATCCTCGTGTATGGCGGGAATAATCTTGGGAAAACAAAACAGGCAACTCGCATGAAGAAGCCTTTATATTTGCCGTTTGAATATGGAATTAATTTTTTGCCTAATATTGATTACGTGCCAATTGAAAAATGGAGTGATTTTATTAAAGTTAATAAGCAGTTGTGCGATCCTGCTACTCGTGACAAAGCAAAAGAACGTTACGCTACTATTATTTTTGATGAGGTAGAAGCTGCTTCAAAATATTGTCAGGAATACGTTTGTAATTTATATGGAGCAAAATCAATTGGCACTGGTAAAGACGGCTTCGGTCTTTGGTCTGAATATGCGGATGAATTTTGGAAACAGATTAATAAGTTAACAAAAGCAGGATATTGTGTTTATTTTATCGCACACGCACAGCAGGACAAAGATACAGGTTTCATTACACCTAAAGCAGATAAACGCGCTCTTGCTCCAATTGTAAACGCAACTGATGTAACAGTATATGTTGAATCAAATGGTGTAGATGAAAATGGAAAAGTGATTAAGTCATCTGGCTATCTTGCTGAGACAGATAGATTTTTTGCAAGAAGTAGACTTGATTATCTTCCTACAACCAAGATTGAAGAATTTACTGCTGAAAATCTTGAGGCTGTTATTATTGAAGCAATCAAAAGACAGGAAGAAGCTGAAGGAATTACAGCGGTTTCGTTTGATGAACAGAAAGCCACCCGTGAGGTTGCAAGAAAGACTTATGATGAGTTGATGGATGAAATGCAAGAACTCGGTTTAAAAATGTCTGATAATGGTTATATGGAAGATCTTCAGGCAATTGTTGCGAATAATCTGGGAGCAGACAGAAAAGCTTCCGAATTAAAGAGGGGACAGGAGCAACAGATCGAGACAATCATTTATGATATTCAAGAATTTCTTGCAGAGCATGGAATTAAATAAATAAGAAAGTGAGGGGCGCATGAGTGTTGAAGGAATCAATACTCGCCCCTTTATTTACAAGATTGGTGATATAGTTGAAACTAATTCTGGTAGCGTGACGATATTAGATATGTATCGTGGTAAAATAATGCCATGTCAAAAATGGAACAATAAGATCGTAAAATTTAAATGTAGTAAATGTGGTTTAATAGATGAAAAACTTGAAGGAACGCTTCGGAAAGGTTCGGGATGCAAGGTTTGTGGTGGAAGTAGAATGGTTACTGGCTTTAATGATATAGCCACACTTCATCCAGAATACATTCATGTATTTTATAATCCTGAAGATGCCACGAAATATTCTTTACATAGTAATAAAAAAGTTGATTTAAAATGTGAATGCTGTGGTGCTAAAATACCACAAGTTACTATTACCACAATTGAGACAAAAGGAATCATTTTATGCCCACTTTGTAAAGACAAAACACTTTCATTGGGAGAAAAGATAATGTGGGCAGTTTTAAATTATTTAAATATAGATTTCGTTTATGATAATACAACAGAATTTTCTAATGGTAGAAGATATGATTTTTACATACCTGAAAGCAGTCTGATTATTGAAATGGATGGCATGCAGCATTCTATAAAACCTTTTTGTATAAATGGACATACTTCTAAGACTATAGAAGAGATTCAAGAAATAGATCAGATTAAAGAAGAATTGGCAATTAAAAATGGTATTCAACACTATATTCACATTGACACTAGAGAGGGTAGCTATAACTTAATTATAGAGAGAATTCAAAATCAATTAAAAGATTTGCTCCCTCTTAGTGAAGTAAATTGGGGCGAGATAAGAAAAGAAACAATTAAACCTATTGGGAAAAGGTGCTTAGACTTGTGGAATGATGGAATTAAGAGCACTATTGATATTAGCAAACAGTTAAATTTGAATGATTGTGCGGTGAGAAAATGTTTAAAAGAATATGCGTCTGTAGGCATGTGTGACTATGATCCAGAAGACGCTAGACGGTTGGTTTATAAACCGCCTGAAAAAAGAGAATATACGAACACCAAAGCAGTAATATGTTTAAATAATTTATTTGTATTTGACAGAATGGTATGGGCTGCTCGATGGTGCGGGACTAAAAAAGTTGTAAATAACTGTAAAGGAAAAAGACAGCACGCAGGGCGACATCCTGAAACTGGAGAACAACTTCAGTGGCAATATTTAGATGAATATTATCAGCAACATCCAGAAATTAAAGACAGAGATAAATTTCATGAAGAACATATGCAACAACCAATCCCAAGAGGTAACAATAAATTTTAAATTATTATCCCAAATGAATATCTTACATTCATTTGGGTTTTTCAGTGATAGATAAAGGTAATACTTATGAATATAAACGGAATTAATATAGACATCATGGGTAATCAACAAAACGATTATGCCCAACAAATGCTCCAAATCTGTGCCTCACATCCGTCCTGTGTCAATTGTCCTTATGTAGGTCAACCAGCACAGATGGGTAATGAAGTACAGATTTGTGAAAACGGAATTAATAAAAAGAA